TGCATCAACCACATCACGTAAGCGCACGTTCTCAGCCTTCATGCTGCTTGCTATGTTCATCCACTTAATTTCATTAGAGTCATATCGAGCAGTCAGACGCTCATTCTCCTGTTTGAGTTCTATTGCCTTCATAATTCCTTTCGCCATGTCACTCATTACTTTGTCCTGTTGGATACGGTGAGTGCCACTCTCTCTCAATCGGCACATATGCCTCAGCTTCTTGATAGGCTTGCGCTGTGAACATTATCATTGCCGTACTAAACAACAACACCAGCAAGATGATTGACCATAAAATGTCCTCTTTTTTATTCATATCAAATCCCTCACATTGGTTAACATATCTGCGTTTATGTGTTTCTGTACTAATGCTTCATATATCTTACTATCAACATCAATCTTAGCCGGGACTGGGCACAACAGATCAATGATGTTAACGTGTTTGGTTTGGCCTATGCGATGGGCTCTGTCTTCCGCTTGTACTCTTATTCTGTGGCTGAATGTGTTGCTGTAGAATTGCTCGTTCTCAGCCATTGTAAGCGTGTACCCAGCACCACCACAGGATTGGCTCATGACTAGGTATTCAATTTCCCCCTTCTGGAAAGCGCGTCTGTAATCCTCTCGTTGTTTCTTGTCTACTCTGCCTGTTATTTCACCGATGTTGGATGATTTGGTTATGGACTCTAGCGCCCGGATAATGGCAATATGCTCTGCTTTATACCGCGCCCAGTAAAGAGTTGGGCCAGGGAAAGCCAGCGTGGTTTCAACTAAAAGGTCTATTTTAGGATTGATACCGGGTATAGCAGTGGCATCCGGGTCATCATCGCTGGGCAGGAATCCTCCTACCACCTGCTGTAGCCTAATTAATTTGGTGAGTACAATGTCGGCTGTTATGAATCGGTCTGCGGTTATCTCTGTGACGATCTGTCGGCAAACGTCCTTATATATACGCATGCCATCCTTAGTGAGAGAGCAAGTGCGCCTGTGCGGTATCTTATCCGGTAGATCCATACAGTCTGCCTTCTTACAGAAGTATGAAAAGTCCAATAGTTTCTTTTTCAATTCTGTTACATTCTGTGTGCCGGTGATAACGGTAATGCGCCTTGTATGAATCTTCTTCTTTTGGCGTTTATCGAAGTATGGCTTAACATTGATTACTTTATTTTCCAATGTGCAGTAACGCGCCCGGAAAGAATAGAAGTTGCTGAAGCCTAGTGGGTTAGGCATTAGGAAATTTAGTTGTGAGAAATAGTCTGACGCTTTACCGTCTGTGGGCGTGCCGGTTAGGATTGTTCTTGCCTTGGCTTGACGGGCTGCGCCTATGGCACCGATTGTTTGGCTCGCTCGCGGGGTGGCTATGATCTGAGACTCATCGCAAACCATATGGATTCTTTTTCTTTTAAGCCACCACGTGGCTAGTTTCTTGCCCTTGACTGTTCTTATTGCCTCAATATTCATTATGAGGAATGGCAATTGATCTTCCGGGGCATACATGACTGCTTCTAGCTTGGCAGCTACTTTCTTTGTTAGCGATGAGTCCCAAATAGCATAGACCGGGTTGACACGGTCTGGACAATGGGTATCAATTTCCTCTGTCCAAGTATCCGTAAGAGAGTTGGGACAAAGAACCAGGACACCATCAATCTTATCATTCTCAAAAAGATAGGCTGATCGATCAATTGCTACTTTGGTCTTGCCGGTGCCTTGCTCCATGAAGTAAGCAGCATACGCAAAGTTCTTGGTCTTGTTAAATGCTTCCAGCTGTTGTGAGTATGGTTCGGTCTTGCCTTGGTACAAGCGATTCTCCTCAGCGACTCCCCAGAGTTAAATCTACACCCGGGAGGCTACGGCACGGATATGTGGCTATGTAGTCTTACTCCCGGGGCAGACTCGCAACGCTGAGGAGAGTTGCAGACTTGATTATGCCCGAGTCTTTAAAGCCCGACAAGTATCCTCTTATTTATGGGGTAAAGAAAGTATTTTTTTTGGGTATGTTTATTAGGCTAAATGCGGTTGTGTTGCTGAAAATCGGTCGCTTGGAATTCGGTCGCTTCAAAAATCGGTCGCTTGGAATTCGGTCGCTTCAATTATACGCGAAATCAAATTTGTTAACGAAAGAAGGGTTTAAGATGTAAAAAAAACCCCACGAGCCAATGCCCGTGGGGTTTGATTCCTCTCTCAGCCAATCACATTCATGCCTTTTTTCAGATAGTCATATGTGTCCTTGCTTATCTGGGATGAAACAGAATCAATTAAAGCAACTGCTTCTTCACGGCAACAAGACCTCATTTGGTCTTCACCTATAGCCTCAGCCTTGCCAATAGCCTCCTCCATAGCAGAATCATGATCATCCTTGCTATAAAAGTCACCAACCACAACACGTTCTGTCAGCTCTTTGGCTGCTTCAACGAAGTGGGACACATTGATGACGTTCTGTAAGAATGTACAGAGCTCATCATTGCTATGGTTACGGAAGTTCATATTGACTCCTTTGGCGCCATAGATGCAATAGCATCCATAACATCATCTGCCATAGCCTGTTCCTTAAACACATCCAGACCAGCTTCTTTATCATGAAACCGTTCAGCCTGTACCAACCAGGTTTGTGAGTTGGTATTCCAATAAGGCATATTCGTAGGATTATCCAGCCAGTGTTCTGTTAGCCGGGAATCCTCCAATGCTTCTGCCGTACCACACTCGGGACAAATATCGGTCTCATTGTCTCTGCGCGATAGGGCTGAATGCCTTGTTATGAAATTATCCTTACACCTTGGACATATGTCTCTGTTAAGGCTCATTACGCCACTCCTCTTTTGCGGTTATATTCATCAACAGCATCATCAGAGTAGAAACAGTGATATTGCCGCTTTGGATGTAGCCGTTGTAGCTCCGAGGCACGTTTGACTGCTTGTTCTGATGTTTCGCATGTCCTAACTGTTTCTGTCCTACCATTCTCAAACTTTCGTTTGACATAATACTCAATAGCCATTTTTCTCTCCTCAATTACGGATACACAAATTGTATCCAAGCAACCCACCCCCAATCGTAGCGGATGGGCTGGCTGGATGCTACTTTTTGTCGTGGCCGCAACAACCTGGCCCATACATTTGTTTCCCAGATGCCTTCTTCTGAGCATACTTGGAGTTGGAGCCGGTTTCCATTTTCGTAGACCGGCGACGCATTACCTTACTGCTCTGTTTGTTGCGCTTCATCTAACTGCTCCTTGATATTATCTCTGGACTTCTCAAGGTGATCCAGAAGTTTCTGTCGATTGAAGCGTGGCGATGTACCTAGCAAATTGCGAACATGCTGGGTAACGCTACCACGAGAGTGCTTCAAGCCCTGCGCCTCAAGATTGATACAAGCGATCCATTGACACAGTTGGAAATACTCTACCTCAACCAATTGTTTTTGGAAATTGTAGATCTGGCACCTCACTTTATCACCATAACCAAACGATCAGATTGGTACCGGATAGATACTGCCTGACCATTTGCATCTTGCTTGTTGATATAGCGACCCATGCTTGGACCAAATGAAGCAATCGTGAAATCCTTGTTGGCATCCCAATCTGCTTTAACTGCCTTCATGGACGTATAATTGCGGCCATATGCCGGTTGTAGTGTAAGCATTTTTCTCTCCTCATATTGCGGTGAAAATTCACCAGTGGGCAGTCTCTGACACTGCCCTAGCTGAACTCTCAGCTGTGCGTATAGCCATCTGTCTCGATGCCGAGCCACATGCCTGACCACGGTACAAGGATACAATTGCCGCCGAAATACGGCTGTACTGTACGCCTGAATTGGCGATAGGACAGATACTTGATCTTATCCGGGTACATGTACCAATAGTCATCCTTAGTTACGGCTGGGTTGGGGATTGGCCTACGGTCAAACACTTCCTTCAGCGCTACTCTTTGTTCTCTAGTGAGTTTCATATCGCACCTCCGATATGGAGTGTGGGTGACCATCCTCAAACGCCTCCAACGCCAGATCCCGGCTATCTGCTTCTGGTTTGTTCGCCGGGAAGTCTAACCAAGTACTGCCTGTGCCTTCGGCATTATCGTAGATGTCGTCGATGACCTTTGTAACAGCATAAAGATTGGCTGGAACAAGGCTTGATGACGTACTGATTGCGTGGTCGCAATCCATGAACCGTTCACACAACCGCACTTTGCCATCAACTGCGTACTTCTTGATTTCGTCGATGAATGCTTGCTTATCGGCTAATGCATCACCAGGCTGGCTAATAAAGTCATAACCATTCATCCGACATTTACGCCAGAATGCGTACCAATCTTTCCTGGCACATCTGTTTATGAGCTTCATAACCAATTCCTTCTGCGGCTGGCCAAGGCGATCTTGTTGCGGATGCGATTCTTGCTGCGCCGTTTCGCCATCTGGGCTGACTTGAAATCGGTCGCTTGAGTTACGGTCGATGCGATTACTGGGTCAGGGCTTGTCCTGGAAGTTGGCATCCCAGTACCAACATTTCTGCTGGGTTGGGTGAACCAGTTCCTGATCTTATTGAATGCTCTATTCAACGTTCCCATTTTTCTCTCCTCATATTGGTGCAAAAGCGCACCATATAGGATACTCCCGATTTTGGAAATATCCTATTGGTAGACTCTCCTTATTCAATTTTGGCTTCGTAGCTGGTAGCTTCCATAAGGCTTAAAACCATATCATAGGCTTTCTGCCTAGACTCTTGCCAATTGCCATCATACCAAGCCATACGACTGCCCTCTGAATCTAACAACTCGATTGATCCATAAGGCTTGTTGAACTTGTTACAAGTGGGCGCATCTGCGCGTTGCAGCACAAAGCGAATTGTTGCTGTGATATCCATTTCAGTACTCCATCACTGTAGCACTTTCAGGGATAAGGCCAGCGCGTTTTGCTACATCAATGTACGCTTCTTTCTTGTTTTGGAAATAATGACCCCAGTAACAAGTATCATCGGCGTCCATTTCCCAAGTAACGAATTTATCATCATTCCACTTAGCCACAATCACTGTCCGGTCAACTGTCGTTGTTGCGACATTAGTGGCGACTTCTAATGAGATGATGATCTTGAGCAGGGGTGTTGCCCCATTTTTGAGCTGTCTCATTTTTCTCTCCTCGATGGACAATCCATCATAAAGCCCACTCAGAGAATGGGCTGTTGATAGACTACTTTAACGATTGGCGTTCATCTTGGTTGATTAGGCGGATACAAACTCTTGCCGTTTCATCCTCTGGCCCATAACCACCGTCGATGTAGCTGCTGAAGGTGGCGTGGCCGTGATACTTGACGTGGCGCCGAACTAATTGCCTGCCTTTCTTGCTGATGCCGAATGCCCGGTATGCTTCCGGGATAGACTTAAACGTAGTCCATTCTGGAAAGCCCTGCGAGGGGCACATTGCTTCTACTGCCGCTACAGTCCAGCCTTTCCTGTTTAGTGATTTACGCTTTGGGACTGGTACGCGCTTTGCTGTTGGTGGCGTGTCTTTGTAGACTATGTATGCGACTTGGATGCGATGCATCCGGCCTGCTGACCAATCTACGATCTCTGTACCATTCCAGACTAGCACATGGCCACGTACCTTGATCATCACGATCTGGCCGCCGTAGTATTGAGCCAATTCTCGCTCAACCGTTCTCACCGTTTTGCTGATAAGTTGACGGTGCTGGATCTTGTTACGGTTCCACCCATTAATCGTGATGCGGTCGATGGTGTGGCCTTGATCGCGAATGACTGAGTGGTAGTATTTCTCGTGCAGGCCTTTGCCCTTTCTTCTGCCTGCCGCTTTCAGCAAGCTATGGGCTTCAGCGTACTCCATACCACAAACCACTGATACGGCGACAACCGTGCAGTCGTTGCCTTCCCTGTAGTCACGCGCATCCTCACGGATGTCCTTATAACTCTTTTCCATTTTTCTCTCCTCTGGGAATGATTCCCAATATGCCCTCCGGAAAGGGCATATGGCGATCACTCTGCTACGAAAGTAACCTGAGCTATCCAGAAACGACAACCTGGATGAGCTGTTGATACGGAAGGCATCGAGAAATTAGCTGATGCTAATTCTAATGGCCCAAGCCCTTCATCGAAACGGATAATGAGCCCGTCGATGCCTCCCATATCCCCAGCCAGATCACCTAGTACCTGACCGACTGCGGCGTGGAATGCGTCGTAAGACTCATCATCAGTAACTGGTTCCTCCTTGTCCTTTAAAGTGGTACAAAGGAACTTCTGGTTATAGTGGAACAATATCTTTCGCATTTGTCTCTCCTGATTTTTGGCGGATTGAAAATCGGTCGCTTCAATTTCGGTCGCTTCAATTTCGGTCGCTTCAATTCTGCTCTGATTGTCCACTGATTGTCCACTGACCGGGCTGCGTGGTGACTGGAGTGTGAATGTCACCACGGAGTCATGAACCCAATACCTAATGGGCTGATGGTTCCTGTGCGAACTGATTTCCTCTCCTAAGCCAGAATTGGCTCTGTAAAGCCACCTAGATGATCCTAAGTGGCTGTCAGAACTAATCCAGTGATATCAACAGCTCATCCAATTCGATGCCTGTCTCCATCACTACGTGCTCCCAATCATCCTGCTCGGCTGACCGAGACCAGACTCCCAGCCCGTAGAAAAGAGCTGGGCCAAACGTAATTGCCGCCCAAGGCAGCCACCCGCCCAAACTCGTTGGGTTGGTCGTCATCGTCAAGATCCAGGCAAACTGACCGAATGCGTACGTAATGGACGCTAAAATAAAGCCATATACAAAGTTCATTTTTCTCTCCTCATAGTGGAAAACCCACTAGAATGCGCCCGCATTGGAGCAGACGCATTTGGTGGACTTTATACGTAATTGGCTATCTGGTGATTCCTGATTCCGTCAGAACCAGGCTTGTTTACCATTTTCGTCACGATACCACGAGCCTGCTTACGAGTCTTGACGCCTTCCAGTTTCTCGATCTTGTCGAGGAAAGTGGATACTTTCAGTGTGCGCTTGGAAGCCTTGCAGAGCAGTTCGTAAGCCAGCCTACGTGGGAAGCCCTTATAGAAATGCTCTTCCTGACCTGCGACTGCCTTGATCTTACGAGTTTCATCCAATTTTGCCTTCTTTTGGACTTTGGCTGCCGCTTTGGGCTTGGCTGTCTTGGTGGACTTACGCGTGGTCTTTGCTTTTGCCGTTTTTGCTTTAGATGTGGTCATTACTTCTCTCCTCAATTGGGCAGAAATGCCCCTAGCGTGGTACGGGAATGATTCCCCAATAGCGCCCGGCTGTACGAGCCCAGACGCTACTGGCGATCACTAAGATCACAAGGAGAGAGAAAAAATGTTTCATCGCGAATTGGCCGTTACCAGCCCATACGATGCGTCTAAACCAGATCCCAGCTAGACTTTCCTTATCCAGCCAGACCGCCTGATTGGGTCATATCCATGACTTCGATCCCGGGGAACTGCTCGCATCGCTCGCGATTACTTCTCTGGGGCGCGTAATCCTTACGGACGCGCTCACACCGGCCAGAGACCCACACCGCAATCGGAGGAGCGGTTAACTCTAGGGCGGGCGTACCTCCCGCCGCACCGGGCTCACGCTACCGGCCACCTCCCGCTTCTTACGCGCCAAACGGCACTCAGACTACGCGCAGGCTAGAGGTACTTAGAGCCAAAAGCTGGGCTCACCCTGCGATAGAGGTACTATGACCTGTGTGCTAATGAAACGCAAACGTGCTGAATTCTCTTTATATATCAACGACTTATACCTGGCCTGATTCCCTGGCGAGATGCAAACTTGCATTATTTTACCGCTCCGGAAATAAAAAAAGCGTATAGAAAACAACAGGTTACGAGTGGGAATGACTTATCAAGAATGATTCCTACGCTCCGGGAGGGAGCAATTGATTGGGTAGGTAGTGGATATTATTGGTGATCGTATGGGCTGAGGATTGACGAATGGTGATATGGGCTGTAGCCTAGTATGGGGAATAATGTTGGTTGCCCTGGCCTTGTAGAATGCTTTGGTATTAGTTGGATGTGTCTTTGCGGATATGCGCCTCCAAGACTCTAGCAGGCCTATAGCAAGACGCGCAAGAATGGGTTGGGCGATGCCCTGGCCGGGAGTGGTCTTGCTTAGAATCTTGTAGAATGCTTGACTGGGCTAGACTGGTCTTTGCGGATATGCGCCTCCAAGACTCTAGCAGGCCTATAGCAAAGTAGCAAGATGGTGATGGAGATCTGGCCTGGCGATTGCCTTAATGCTTTGTTAGAGACCAATATAACAAAGATCAGCGCGTGTTTAGAATGAGTCTAAATGATCTGGCCGTGCCTCCCGGAAAAGTGTGTCTAAGCTGTTGATTCTATGGGGGTTTCAAAAAAGCCTTATAGAACAACAGCTTAGAGCTGAAAGGATGGTGTTCCTATAGTAGAAGGGACACCGATATGGCCTATATACCTGGGTCTGTTAGGGTTGTAGTGGTTATACAGGGATATTAACAGGTTACAGTGGATATATATTATCGTTTGTTAGGAGTCAGTACCGTATCCCGGGCAAGATGGTTCCCCATCACGGATTTTGATTCGGCCTATAGACATTGTCGGTTAACTGTTTGATTTATAAGGGAAAACTGGCATTTTTGGGTCTTTTTGCAAGCAATCCTTGCTCTGCCTGCATATTTCCGGTAGGGTCACACATAACCCCATTTGTTTGTGATCGCACCTGGCTCCGGTCATCTCCGGCACGATAGCTAGCAAATGAGGATAGAGTCCAGAGGCACTATCCAGTAGGCAATGGGTCTTTGCCGATGCTTCCCGGTACTGGGGCTGTGGCGAATTGGCTCGATGGAGGAGGGCAGTGGAGGAGGGCAGATCAAATCAGTTGGATAGGTATCCAATCCATTGCCACCTGGCGCTCGTTCCTGCGCCAGTTGCAGAGGCTTATATAGTGAAATTATGTGCACCGAGATTTTGAAAAAAGTTCAAACCAAGCAATCTAGTAATTGCTCTAAATCAAAGCCATCAACGTGAAGAACGTAGTCATCCCATTCCAGCGCAATAAAAAAGTATCAGACTTAAGGACTCACTTAAATGGGCCAGCCTTGCTTGGTTCATTGAGTTCGCACCTAAAAGCAATTGGGGCAATAGAAAAAGAACTAGAAAGCAGCATCCAGGATTTTGACCGCGAGATTCTGGATAAAGACGGCGAGGTCATCAGAACAGAAACCTACAGATCCACAATTCTTGATAAGGAGACCATTGCTGTTTACCATACCAGAATGAATGCCCGGAAGCTGCAGATTGATACGACGCTCAAAATGCTAAATAAGGTGATGCCAGACCTTAAGGCAATTGAAAACACTGAAGACATAGCCAACGCAGCAGAACGTGCGCTGAGTGCATTCGCACAAGCCGCAGCAGAAGAATAATGAATATGCCCACCACAAGGCAGGACTGGGCAGAATTTGCGCAACAAAACACTCACCGGATACGCACAGACCCGGTTTGGTTCATGAAGACTGTCTTTAAAATAGACCTGGACATCTGGCAAGAAGAAGCATTTGATGCTATGGCAGACGTTGTCCGGAAGCATTACGGTGAGCCAACCAAGCTGAACCATGAAGGCAGGACGAAGTTCACCATTCGGGCTATGCATGGGCCAGGCAAGACATTCTTCGCAGCAGCGGCCATAATATGGTTCCATTTCGCATTTAAAGCGTTCAGCCCAGCAACAGCCCCAACGATTAAGCAGTTGAAGAATCGCTTGTGGCCAAACATCCGTAAGATACAGTCAATGGCTGATTCTTTTTGGAGGAGTGCTTTTGAGATTAGGGCAACAGAGGTAGAGTGGTACAAAGACCCTAACTGGAAGTGCGTCGCGGAAACCGGAGCCACACCAGAGAACATGCAAGGCTACCACGACCTGTTTATGCTAATTGTGTGCGATGAGGCTTCTGGTATTGATGAGGAAATGTTCCCGGTTATAGAAGGCGCACTCAGCACAGGAAAAATTGTTATTCTGTTGCTCATAGGCAACCCGACCAAGCTGATTGGGACATTTGCAGATTCACATTTAAAACCAAAAGTGGCTAAATATTATCACCAAATTCACGTAGACCTCAACAAAACCACCAGAGTATCAAGAAAATGGGTGCAGGAAATGGGGGAGAAGTATGGCATCACCAGCCCGGTTTATCAGGTTCGTTGCCTGGGTGAGTTTGCTGATGAGGATGAGAATCAACTTATGTCGCTTTCTTGGCTTGAATCCGCTAGAATCCGGCCGCATAAGCCTGATGGATCTATTCCACGACAACGACTGAGTATTGATGTTAGTGATGGTGGCGCCAACTTCACAGTTATTACACACTCTATCAGATACCAGTCTTTCACATTCTTTAAGAAGCAAAGACAGTACAGTTTCAGCAAAGGAACTGCCACCACAGAAGCAGCCAACGCCGCGAAAGCATGGTTCAAGGATGCTGGGATGAACAAAGAGAATGGGGATGACATCGTGGTGGACTCGATTGGTGTCGGTACGGGCGTGACCAGCGAATTAGCCAGCGCCGGGTTCCCGGTAATCATGTATAAAGGCGGCACGACGAGTGATGACGCAAAGATTTGGCGTTGCCGCCGGGTTCAGAGCTATATGGTGTTGCGGGACATGTTCCGGGACGGCACGGTGGTAGTGGATGAAGATTTCGTTGATGAGGATGAGTGGGATGACTTTTATGGCCAGATGTGTTCTATAAAAGGCAAACCCGGCATCGAGAAGGTTGAGGACTTGCTCACCAAAAAGGAAATGATTGATAAGGGCATTATCAGCCCAGACAGGGCTGATAGTATGGCTATGACTTGTGCAACTCAGCAGCCTGTGTTACTCCCGGGCGTGTTGGGGAATGCTATAGTGTTTGGTGCACCATTGGAGAGTGCTAGTTATGATGCCTCAATTTCTTACTAAGTTCCTGAAACCAGCGCCAGTTATCACCCCAACAAGATCTGCAATGGGTTGGAGCGAGTCCAAGCTGTATGGCAATGATTTCCCGAAGTATAACCCGGATGAGTTGATTGGGAGAAAAGGCCACCGTATCTATCGTGACATGATGATTGACGAGCAGGTCAAGGCAGTCGTCAAGTTTAAGCGCGACGCAATCACTGCGCGTGACTTTACTTTCCGCATGCCGGATGATGGTAGTGTGCCACACAACGAAGAAGCCAAACGCCGCATAGACATTTACAACACTATGGTGCGTGAGACTCATGGATCATTTGCGGATGGCATGAACTTTGTGATGATGGCTATGTATCAGGGCTTCTCGATGACTGAGAAGCTGATTGATACATTTGACTACAAAGGCAAGCCATATCTAGGCATCAAGAAGCTGGTTCCAAAGCCATTTGACACCTTTTCCTTTAAGGTAGACCAATATGGCACTATCAAACAGACAATCCAGAAACTCAACACTGAAGAACAAACAATAGACCTTTCCAGGTTCATATACTACGTTCAGAACCCAGAAGCAGATTACCATTATGGCCAATCTGAACTCCGGGAAGCATACCGCAGCTGGTATTCTAAAGACATCATCATCCGGCTGTACAATATTTTTCTTGAGAAGTTTGCTGGCGGGTTAGTTATTGGTAAGCCATCAGCCGGCACTAGCTTAACCCCCGGAACCCCCGATTATAACGCAATGTTGGCTGCTATGGACTCGATTCAAGTTCAAACCAGCCTATTACTCCCGGCTAACATCGACGTGGACATAAATCAACCGTCAACCACAGATCAGTACGAGAAGGCAATACAGATGCACGATTTGGGCATTAGTAAAGCCTTGTTGGTGCCGAACCTGTTGGGCATCACCCCGAGCGCCAACACTGGCGGTTACGCGCAGGCCAATACTCAGTTAGAAGCATTCCTGTGGACGTTGGATGCTGATGCTATGCGCTTGGAGGAGGCTCTGAACGAGCAAATCTTTATTCCATTGAGCAAGGTCAACTTTGCAGATGGTATTGGGCCAGTCCTTAAGTTCAAGCCGGTGTCTGAGACTAAGAAGTTTGAAATTGCTAAGGTCTGGAAGGAATTGGTGGTTGGGGCTGCTGTTGAGGCTAGTGATTCTGATGAGCACCACTTACGCGAAATGCTTGACTTCCCGGAGAAAGGTGAGCCATTGGATCTCACGCCCGAGGTTGGCGAACCGGGTGAGGTGCTTCCCGGAACATCACAACGCAAGCCTGTAGCCAAGACCAACACCAAAGGCAAGGTGGTTAACAGTGCTGGTTTCGCTAGGGCAGAGAAGCGTGTCAGCTTCAATGTTATAGAAAAGAAAGCCACCGCGATTGAGAATGAGCGCGTCAAGGCAATTGAATCCAAGATCGTGGAAATGGTCAAGAACATTGTTGAGAGGATTGAGCATGAGAAGTTAGGTACACCATTCGCCGGCATCAATGGAATCAGCGCCATAGACTTCATCCCACGCCAAAAGAGCAAGGTTCGTAAAGAAATTGACAGCATGCTAACTCAATCATGGGCTTTGGGTAAGAAACACGCCACAACCGAGATAAGCAAAGCCCGGAAGGAACAGTTCAAAGTTGATATGGGTCGAATTGACGTTGATGCTGCTGACTTCTTGGCTGCTAATGGTTTTCGCATGTTCGGTATGCTTTCAGATGATATGAAGGCAATTATGCAGGGCATATTGATTAATGGCATTAAGTTCAGTTGGACTACTAACCAGATCGTATGGAAGTTGTATGATGAGCTAGCTGCTGGCGGGTTTATATCCGCTGAAAGCGCTGCGTTATCTACCGGGCGCACGATAGAACAAGTGCTAGGGACGATAGGCACAGCCGGGGAAGCCCATAGGCTACACACAGCCGTTAGGACTAATGTGTTTGAGGCTATTAATGAGGCGCGTTTCAGCTTGTTCACTGATCCTACGCTGGATGGTTTTGTTGAGGCGCTGGAATATTCCGCTATACTCGACTCACGGACTACACGGGTTTGCCGGCACATGGATGACAGGGTGTATCCAATTGGGGATGAGGTTTGGAATAAACACCGCCCACCGAATCATTTTAACTGCCGGAGCATCTTGATTCCGGTGACTTTGATTGATGAGGACGTTGAAGGCAAAGATTCAGATGATGGGCGTTGGAGCAAGCCACCGTCCGTTTCACCACAACAAGGCTTTGGAGGTTAGACATGAGTGATTATTGGTTACGTAAGTATGGCCGTAATGCGGATGTTGATGGTGCTGAGGATGTTAGTGATGTTGGAAGCAAGGTGTGGCCAACCGTAGCATTCCAAACTGAGATTGTCGGTGGCCTGAATGATATGGTTGATTCAGACGGCATCTGGACGGTTGGGATTGAAGGAGTAAACGCAGCACTAGCGGAGGTCACTGAAGTGGTGACGCTGAATGCTGCTACACCAGTTAATTTAGCCAATAGCTATTATCGCATCAACCGGATGTACACAAAAGCTGGCTCTGTTGATCTTAATGAAGCCAATATTGTCGCCCGGCACACTGGCTCAGCTAACCTGGCAATCATTAGCTCGGCTGAAGGGCAAACGCTACAAACTCAATTCACAATGCCACTCGGCGTTACTGGGCACGTTTTAGGTTGGAATGCTAGTGCTGGTCGGGTTGGCGCTACTGGGATTGATGTTTTCGCTTCGATGCGATTACAAACACGCAACGCTGATGAGACGTGGCGCACCCGGGATAGTGCTGAAGTGCGTAACGGTGTAGACATGGAGCGTCAGTTCAGGACTCCGGTTGTTGTTATTAAGCCCGGGGCTGATGTTAGGATTCGCTGTGTATCAATTAATACAGATAACGTTGCTATCAGTGGTGCTTTTGAATTGGAAGGTTTCAGAGACCAGAGGTAAAATCATGGATTTGAAAGGGCGTGAAATATTTGCTGTTGGCACTTGGAACAACATGGAGTTCTCCGAGTCTGACTTGGATGACATTGTTGCTAACTTTGAGAAGTTAGCTGAAACCCACAAAGTGCCGTTAAAGTTCGGCCATGACGCAGACCATAACGATGGCCAGCCAGCAATAGGTTGGGTGTCGCGAGTCTTTAAAGAAGGGCAGAAGCTATATGCAGATTTCACCAATATGCCCAAAACGGTTTTTGAAGCAATTAAGAGCAAGCTGTATCGTACAGTTTCGGTCGAGTTGCTTTTCAATGTAACAAAAGACGGCAAGGAAAGGTTCAATCACGTATTGGACGCCGTTGCTTTATTAGGGGCTGATCATCCGGCGGTCAACACCCTAGCAGATCTTGATGCTCTACTTGCTACGCGAACCAGCTTTGCTGGGGGTCATAGGGTTGCATTCGAGACAATTGCCGGGACAAGTAAGAAGTTTCATAAACAAGTGGAGGTAGAAATGGATAAGAAAGAAGTCCAAGACCTCATTGATGTCGCAACAAAGCCGTTGGTAGATTCCAACGAGCAGTTGACTAAGGATCTGAAAGAAGCGAACACGACAATCGCCAAATTCACTTCTGAAAAGGCTGATGATGAGAAAAAGGCAAAAGAGGAAAAGATCAAGTTGGCTCGCGCCAATGTGGTCTCTGTCCTTGATGCTGCAGTAAAGGGCAAGACCATGACGCCTGCTACTCGTGAGATTTACGAGAAGCAGATTGGTCTTGATGATGACGAGCGTGTTGTTTCAATTGATGTGGGGCAGATTAAGACTATGTTCAGCGTTAAAGATGATGACGACCAGACTGGTCTGCACAAGGATGAGAAAGACAAGATTGATACCAAAGACCCGGGCGGCCAGTTGCTTACCCTGAGTAAGAAGTATCAAGCTGACCATGGTGAAGACAGCCTAAAGGTTGCTTTCTCCCGGGTGTCTGAAGCCAATCCAGAATTGCATCGTGCCTATCTCGATAGCAATGGGGAGAAATAATCATGACTGTTGAAAATAGGTACGAAACACTCACGATTGTCTCCTCGCAGGATTTGACTATGCACCAGTTCAAGCCTATTGGTTTGGACGGTCTTGTTGCCATAACGACTGCTGGTGCTGCTGGTATCCTTCGCACTAAGCCTCAGAACAAAGACCATTGTACTGTTGCTTATAAAGGCTACATGAAGGCATTTGCTGGTGCTGCCATTAATAGTGGCGATCTGGTCGGCGTTACCACGAGTGGGTTCTTGATCACTGTTACAACTTCTGCTTACGTTGGTAAATGCCTCGTGACAGCAGGTAGTGGCGACATCTTCCCGTTCATTGGCGACTTTAACATGGGCTTAATTGCTTAAGGAGGTTAATCATGCCACAATCTACACAACGTGATCTCCACATTGATGCTCTGTTATCGCAGATGGCCATTGGTTATTTCCAAGACACCGGAATTGCCAGGCTTATTGCACCAGTCATCCCTGTGGCGAAACAAGGAGACATGTACAGTGTCTTTTCTCGCGCTGACGCACTTCGCACCGAAGCATCCGAAAGGTCGCCCGGCACCGAAGCCAACAAGATCACCCGGACAATCTCCAGTGATACTTACTACACGCAGAACTACGCGCTGAAGTATGGTGTTACGATTGAAGATCGTTCCAATGCTGATCCTGTGTTCCGTCAGAATCTTATCACCAACGCAGCAGAATACGTACTGGATAAACTCAGCCTTGGTTGGGAACAGCGCGTTGCTACTCTTGTTCAAGCTACTGGCTCAGTAAGTTCGAGTGCTGGTGTTGGTTCGGAGTGGGACGCTGCGGCTAGTTCTGATCCTATCGGTGATATGGAATCGGCAATGGACAATGTCCAAGACCTGACTGGTCTGCGCCCGAACCGTGTTGTCATGGGGCTGGATGCTTGGCGTTCACTGAAGCGCAACACTAGTGTTCGTGACTTGATCTTTGGTGCAACAGGCGGTGGTAGTCCACAGCGCAACGTAACCAAGCAGCAAGTTGCTAATGCTCTTGAAGTGGAGCAGGTTCTGGTTGGTGCTGCTTATCGGAATACAGCGAATGAGGCTCAGGCTGAAACGTTGGCTAAGATCTGGGGTGACCATGTAACTTGTTACTACGCACCTTCAGGCGCATCTCGGGACAAACCGTCTTGGATGTATTCGTTCCGTTGGTCTGCTCCGGGCTTGCCGAATATGCAGGTTGAACGCCATGCGTATGATACCAAGACCAAGCAGGAAGAAGTTGAGGTTGGTTATTACCAATCTGAAAAGATTACGGCTGCTGATTATGCATTCACGCTCGTCTCGGTGAATTCAAGCACGTAAATCTGGCGCACTGGGAGAACTCGATTGAACCCTTTAATATGCCTTTTGTCGAGAAAGCAGTTGGGTTCTCCCTTTTTGTTTCACAATACGTGTTGTGAAAGGAGAGTGACATGTTGATACCAGTTGGATTGAAAGGGAAAGAGCGGGATGCTTATGTTAAACGCCACACCCATCAAATTCGTAATGTAAATGCTGGGCCAAAGCCCGGGTTACGACCAGTAGGCAAAAAAGCTGAAGGAGCGAAGAAAAGTGCTAAGACCTTTAGACAGAACAAACGGCAAACGCCAACCGCGTCAGCTGAATGAGAATGAACGGAAACGCGTTCAACAGCAGCATGAGAAAGCAGCATACAAACGGCGCAATCGGAAATGATTTGGTTGTTAACGATCAAGCATACAGGCACGCATTATATGCTTGATGGGCTAGAACAAATGGGACTTTCACAAGCAACAATGTGCAAACACACGGGCGTAATAAATGATCCGACATTGGGTTTTATTCATGCTCATATTGATGAGACAAGTCACAAAGCAATTGATCGTGCTGTTAAGCCAGTTGTTGTGACTTTGCGCAATCCTGTAAGTACCTTTAAATCATTTTGCCGAAGAAATAGCGTTGATTCAGAGCAACTTATAATCAACGCAATGGATAAATGGTCAGCTGTTGTTGATAAGTTTGACCCGTTCATCTTCAAGGTTGATAGTGAAGCAGCTGAAGAAAAGCAGTTCAATAGGTTGATTAAGTTTTTAGGCATGCCAATTGAAAGGTCAATATCTATTGAATTGGAAAAGTACAATCACCACATTGGTGCCTTTGTGGATGAAATACCAGATAGCGTTTTTAAGTTAGCAGAACAATACGGTTATAAATCCTAACAGGAGTCAAAGACATGCAAATTGTAATACATTCGGGTGGCATCCCGTTCGATGGGGACACTATTAAGGAACGGAGTTTGGGAGGCAGTGAAAGTGCAGCATACTACGTCGCAAAAGAACTGGCTAACAGAGGGCATAAGGTTGTCGTGTTCACCGAGAAAGAAGGCAATTCTGAATCTGATGGGGTCACATATCTCCACATGGGAGAAAGAAGCCAACAGAAGCCGATGGGAACCAATTGGCACTTCTATTGCGAAAACACTCCCCATGAAGTCAATATCGTTCAACGAGCACCAGGTGGTTTCTTCCATTCCATCCAGAGCAAGATCAATCTCTGGTGGGCTCATGACATCGCATTGAAACGGAATAACAACGCATTCATGGCTCAGACTTGGCAAACGAACGCAGTACTCCCAGTGAGTCACTGGTTTAAAGACCAGATTGGTGAGGCGTGGCTGTGTGACCCAGATCGTATTCACCCGGTACACAACGGGGTGGATTACTCGATGTTTGAGCAGTTTACTTTGAAGGATAACAGTAAAGCGTCTGATGGCGTCACACTCCTTTATAGCTCGCGCCCTGAACGTGGATTGGAACACCTTGTTCGCCCGGGCGGCATCATGGAGCGGTTGGTTGAGGAGGCTCCCCACATCAAGTTGAAGGTCTGTGGGTATGAGCATCCTGTTCCACAGCTGGACGGGTTCTATGGCCACCTCCGGGAGCGTTGTGAGGAGTTACCGAATGTTGAGCACTTGGGTGAGCTTACCAAAGAAGCACTCTGTAAGATCCAGTGCGAGGAGGCAGATGTTTGGTGCTACCCGACTGAGTTCGAGGAGGTCAGTTGTATTACTGCTATGGAGTGTATGGCGGCTGGCATGTCGATTGTTACCACTAACATTGGCGCGCTCCCAGAGACTATTGGCAATTACGAGAATGCCGTTATCTTTAAGGCTGATGACGGAGTGGATGAGGACAAGTTTGTTAAATGGCTGCTAGAGTTTGATAACAAGTTCCGGCGTCATCCGTTACGCGAGTACACTTGGGAGCGGGTGGCTGACGAGTTCGAGGAGGTTATCACTAATTGCTTTTATGAGTGCAACAAGGACGTTGATGCTGTAGCTCGGCATTATCTCCGTAACTCTGATATCATTGCTTTTAATAAACTGCCTGAGCCTGTTTCTCTCGATCTGATTGACGAGGTTCAGACGCTATATGCTCCTTGGATGAATGACCAGAAAGCCTACGCAGAACACTACGCAGAAGGCACTGAGGAGATGTATGATGGCCCAGACTTCAGTTACGAAAAGCAAGAGTTTGTAAACCATCCGAGGTTTCAAGAGGTAGCCAGATGGGTTGGTGAGAACTTTAAGGATGGCGACACTGTAATTGATTACGGTTGTGCCCACGGACACTTTACCAATTATCTAGCACAGATGTTCCCAAAGATGAACTTCATAGGGATAGATGTTAGCCCCAAGGCAATTGAGGTTGCTACGGAGAAAGCTGGAGAAATGGGACTCATCAATATTAGTTATGTTCTTGGTGATTGGCTAGACAATCTAAGTGATTTTGGTCACGATCAGCCTGATGGCATTATCCTTGGTGAGATATTGGAGCATGTTCCTGACCCGGTTGATTTCATGGATGTTGTTGGTGAGCACGTAGGTGATTGCAAGGTGCTTGTAACAACTCCATTTGGCCCATGGGAGAAGATGAGTTATGAAAGTGATTATCCAAGACGCTTTCACCTTCATCATTTTGAAAGGTCTGATATTGATGACATGTTCGGCCATCATGATTCACTTATCGTTAACTGTCTGCCTGCTGGGGCTGGAACGGATGGTGACCTTATTGGGTGGTATGTTTACTCGTTTGCACTTGAGAATGAAACAGTTAACTGCCGACCTATTGATTATGATCGCAAGCTGGCGGAGACTGTCCCGAGGCAGACTGTAAGTTTCTGCTGTATTGTTAAGAATGGCGAAGCTGAGTTGCTTAAGCTATTACGCAGTGTTGAGCCTTATGCTGATGAGATAATTATTGGTATTGATAATACCACAACTGATAATACGGCATTAACAATTGCCCATTTTTTACATGAATTGGAAAAGAAGCATCGCTCACCAAAGCTAAATGTTGAATATTTTGATATGCCATCCCCGGTTGAGATTGGTTTTGATGCTGCTAGGAACTTGACTATTGAAAAGGCTACCAAGCATTGGATCATGTGGGCTGATGCTGATGAGGAGTTCATCTGTGGCGAACGGTTGCCCAAGTACCTACGACAAAACGGTTGGAAAGGCTACGGGATACCACAGCATCACTTCTCTACAGAACCACTAGGTGTTCTGAGCACTGACTTCCCGGTGCGATTGTTCCGTAGGGACGATGACATACGCTTTCGCGGCGTAGTCCACGAGCATCCTGAGCATAAAGATAAACAAGATGATGGCGTCGGGTTTGCTTTCGTGTTACATGAGTTGCACTTCTCCCATGGTGGTTATGGTACTGAAGCAATACGGCGTAGCAGATTCCAACGCAACATTAGCCTCATGGCTCGGGATAGGCAGGAAAATCCTGATCGGTTGCTTGGCAAATTCCTATGGATACGGGATCTGGCCTTGATGTGTCGTTTTGAGATTGAACAGAATGGTGGAATGGTGTCCCCGGATATGAGGCTCAAGGCTATTGCTGGCTTGAAACTCTGGGAGGACACAATTGATGATCACGGAGACCATCCGCAAGTTAGACGTATGACCAGAGACCATCTGGAATTTTACGATACACTCGTAAATGTCTTGGATACTGGTTTTGTATTCAGGATGAATTTATGCTCTGGGGAAGCAGGGTCACAGCCCCAGCTTGATCCGGGGCGTGAAGTGGTTGCTCGATTCTTGAACAAAGAGCATTTGGACAAATTCTTGTCTATTGTTATTGATGAAGAGGTGAATGGTTATGGAACAAAATATCAGTAAGTCCGAGACAGATATTGTCAATGACTTTTTGGGACTGCAGGGCACATTTGTCAGGACGATTACGCGAGCGAATGGTGATGTTGATCGTAAGGTACTGCCGAACATTGTAACGGCTGATGGCCTCAACAATGTCGCTGACCGGGCAATTAGTGATGCTGGGTCTAAATACAACTGGTTGGCTGTTGGTACTGCTAACTATACACCGCACATTAACTCGCAGGAGATTCTTGAATGTGATCGGAAAGTAGCAGCCTTGATCAGCGCTTCTAAAGAACTGATCGTTTGCATTGCTACTTGGGGTGGTTCAGTTGACTCGGTTACGAGTAACCAGCTTGAGATGGCTGGTATTGCTAATCATCCAACGTCTGGTTCTGGTCATTACTTGAACGTGGCTAATGGTTTGTCAACTGTGTTGGCTGACTCTGACTTTTTGCACCTTGAAGTGCAGGTTCGAGTTGGTTCTCATGCTATCTAATGAGGTGATGTTATGCCACTTTGGGCGCACAGAACGACCTTTCAGGTTCTGCCTTCGGTTGCGGAGGCAGATCTGCCTGAACCTGTTGGCAATTATGTAGAGGAACCAGAGCTTTCTGCTGTTGCAGGGTGGCCACTAGGCTACTGGATTCTCACTGGTGATGTATTCACATTAGCTGATCAAGCGGCCAGGGACGCCATTGATGTGGCCTCGCAGTCGTCAGCAAGAGATTTGCTTGCTAACGAAATGGATAGGGTTGAAAGTTATATGCGAGGCTTTGTGTTGGTGCTTCTTGATGAAATCAATTTGTTGCGGTCACAACATAGTTTAGCTGATAGAACACCAGCCCAATTGAAAACAGCAATAAGGAGCAAACTCGATGTCTAGTGGCGATTCTTTATGCGTTTGGAACGCGCTGGCGAATGAACCCCCAGATGCGGATTTTGCAACGTTTGATACAATTCTGACAACATCTTCTGATGAACCGGATGATATTGTGCCTGTATTAGATTTTGATCCAGGCGCAACACAGGAATTCGCGTCATTCTCAGCACATATGCCGGAGCATTATGGTGGGGGCGGGCTAACTTTGATCCTGATCTGGACATCTGAGGCAACTTCTGGCGATGTGAAGTGGGATGCAGCATTTAAGGCGTTAGCTGATGCAGCGGGAATGGACGCAACCTATGCTGCGATCCAAACGACAACGACCACAACGGATGGAACAGTAAGAGCAATCAATACCACAGTGATAACCTTTACTGACGGTGCGCAGATTGACTCGATTGCGGTTGGTGAATATTTCCGCTTGCTGGTGACTAGGGATTCTGTAGATGCGGCTGACACAATGAACTCAAATGATGCAGAACTTATCAGCGCCTATCTCAAGGAAACCTGATAGTGGCTCGTTTATTTGATGATGCAAATAGTGAATATATCTCAGCATCAATATCTGATGTTTCTATGCCGATTACAATGGGTGCGTGGGCTAAACATGATGGTAATGTTTCTGGTCTCATATTAGGTCTTTTAAATGCTGGTGCTGATACGGATAGATTTTGGTTGGAAATGTTGTGGAGTGGAATTATGTTATCCACAGCGGTTGTTACTGACAATGTTCCAACAACACACAAATCAGCTGCACAATTGGTCACATCAGGTGTTTGGTCACATCAGTTAGGTGTATTTAAAAATCTATCCAGCAGAACTGGTTATTTGAATGGGGTTGCCAGTGCTGAACATACAGCTACGCTGAACAACGATCCAATTGTTAATGAGGTTGTAATTGGGCGTAACAATAAAGCCACGCCGAATGAATACTTATCGGGTTCGGTTGCAGAAGCAGCAATTTGGGATGTTGAATTAACTCAAGCTGAAATTGATATTTTGGTTGCTGGATATAGCCCATTATTTGTACACCCTCAAAATTTGATCTTTTATGCCCCACTTGTTGCATCACCTTCTCGCGATACAAACAATGATGTGATTGGTGGTTTGGATCTTACTGGCACAGCACCAGAAAATTTTAATCATCCACCAATAATCTACCCATCGGCTCAGATATTGCAGTTTCCATCAGGCGTTGCTGGTGGAGCAATTAATTCTAAAACGTTGACTGATTTAATAGCAGCATCGGACAAGAACTTTCACGAAGGCGTAAGTGGCACGATTATTGAGGATGTTTACCGGCGACGGTTCCCAGTCACAGACACTGACGAATACCCACCGGGGTGGTCGTGATGTTCCGTATCTACTATGGTGATGGCTCAGTCTTTGATGGACAGCCTGAAGACGCACCAACAACTAATGTGCAGGCTATTGCCTGGAACGATCCCCAAAAAGGTGTATTGAATCTCGGGCGCGTCGTATTACTTGAGTGGGACATCTACATCTACTCGGATCATGTTGGCGGCTGGCATGGCACCAATAAGTACGCCGACCTTCTTCAACATCTTGGTAAGGGTTGTGGCTCCGGTGGTGTTCGAGCAGTACTACAAGGCGCATGGATAAGTCGTGCAGATTATTTTGTAATTAAGAAACGCGCCGAAACCGATGAAGGTCTTAAGCGCAAGTCTGCTGGTGACCCTAATCGTGAGGATGGCTCCGAATGAGCACAGACGCCAATCCCACAGTCAGGCATTTCCGGTTCTGTGGCCCAGTTACCGGATCTGCGCATGAGGCATACACGCTTCTCGGTTCGGAGGACACCAGTCTTGAGATAACGCTGGATGATGATTACTGCATCATCATGAAGTTGGGCAACGACGGCGACATGGCGCTCAACAATGATTTCAAACTTCAGTACGATATTGATGGTGCGGCCAGTTGGGCCGATGTAAGCAGTACGTCTAACAATGTGCGTGTTGCATCAACTGGTGATATTGATGAGGCAACATCTACAACTGAACGTTTGGGGACGTCAGCAGAAACTTATGTAGGTTCTGCGCTTGATGAAGTTGATGGAATAGTTATTACAAACCTTGCTGGTGGGGATGAGTACGAGTTTTATTATGCCATAACTTTCCGCTCCGCTGACCTGTCTGGTGGTGAATCAATAACATTCCGACTGGTCTATACGTCAATAACTGATGTCCCGATTGGTGATGGTGGGACTACGGCGACGGCAACAGTACCCGAAGCTGGTGACCAGATATTTAACGTCACGCTGCAAGACCTCGACAGCATGGCAGTCACAGATCCATCCGAACCAAAGCAACGATTCAGGGACAGGGAACAATTAGATACTGCTGAATTAATAGACATCGTAAACTCTTTCAGACATATTGATAGAGCGACAACTGATGATTTTGATGTTACGGATGACTTGGTTGTTCTGCGCGAGCGAATAAGAATTGTTTTGTCAGTCTTAGAAATGACTGATGTGACTGTTGAATTAAGACTTAGCGACAGGGCGTTGTTGAGTCAAGCTTTGGTGGTTGATAATGCCATTGCTACTTATTTTGGATCAGCAGTAATTAACAATGAAGTATTGTCAGATGCTTTGGTTACCATTGATGCTATTGAGGTATTGAGAGAACGATACAGAACCACAACAATTTCCCTAGCAGTTACCGATGCTATAGCAGATCAACAAGCTATAAGACCTAGAGAGTTGGCTGATAATTTAGCCATAGCTGAATTCCTCGGCCAATTACGTAAGCATGAAATAGAAATGATAAATAACATTGTCCATCTATCGGATAATGTTATTGCTACGTACACCGAGTATGATCCTGGTGCTGGCGCAATAAACAACGTCACCAAGACCGATACGCTAGAAGTAACTGACGCGCTTGCTGCGCTACGTGAGCGTATCCGAGCAGCCCTAGACACAACCGCCGCTACCGATAGCCTAACGCCGGAGCGGGAGCGTGCTAGACAGCTATTAGACAGCCTAGCAGTCACAGATGCGAAGAACAACTATGCTGTATCCAATAGAACCCTACTAGATTCATTAGCAGTAACAGACGCAGCAATACAGCTTCGGCAACGCGCCCGGAACCTTTTAGATGCAATTGTTCTATTAGATAGCATAGACGCACAAAGCACCGGCGTAACCAGTCGCACATTAACGGATACATTCGCTGTTACTGATTTGCTGATTCCTTTAAGAGAGTTACAACGAGCATTAAGTGATAACCTAGCAGCGACAGACAATACAGCAATAGTCCGAACGCGATTAAGAATAGCATCAGACAATTTAGCAGTCACAGACTTCCAGATTTCATTAACGGAACGTTTAAGAACCCTGACTGATAATTTTGCTGCTACAGACTCTAGCATAGAACTGCGAGAGCGCAATCGCATACTGGTTGAAGCATTTGATATTGTAGATAATGTTATAGCAGATTACATCCCCCCGGGCAGCGTTACCTACAATCGAACTCTACAAGACCTAGACACCACAGTTACAGACTCTAGCATAGAACTGCGCGAACGTATCCGGGCGGAATTAGATAATGTTGACGCGACTGATGATGTTACTGCTACGTATGTTCCGCCGGGCAGTGTTATTTATCCAGTAACATTGTCTGATAATTTATCTGTTATTGACTTTAGTATAGAACTGCGTGAACGTATCCGATTGTACGCTGATGCTTTGACGGTTAGTGATTCGATAATCGTTACTGCTCTTGGCATTACTAATCGCACATTGTCTGATGCTTTATTGACGTCAGATCTATTGGCTATGCGCCGGGATCGTGACCGCCTATTAACAGACACCATCGAAGGCATCGCTGATTCGCTCTCCTACCATCGTGTAAGGATGCAGGAGGATGCCGATGCTATTAGTCTTACAGATGCCTCCACATATCTCCTAGAGCGGCGTAGAACCCTTACGGACGCGCTAGAAGCGTCTGATCAGTTGCTTGCACTGCGCTTACGGTATCGGGAGTTGTTTGATAGCACAGATGTCATAGATTCTGTGATTGCTCTGTATATTACTGAGATACTTAATCCTATAATAACGGCTGGCTTGGAAACATTGGCAGTGGATCACGAAATATTAATGTTGCACATTGACCATGGCATTGAAGAATTTAAGATTGACTTGGACACTAAACACGAAGCAGGTTCATCATGAGTGATTTAAAACGAGTTTTGGTTGGTGATACTTTTAAGCAAACGTTCGTGAACAGTGGTGCGTCCGCCAGCCCAATCGTCGCCTCAATAGTCAACGGATCAGAAACCATAATCAATAGTGGTTCGGCTGTGGATAGCGGCAATGGCCATTACTATCGAATGACGTCTGTTGATACTCCCGGCTATTATGTAAGCCAATGGGATGCAACAATATCCGCAAAAGCCTATAAGCGACGCAAACGGTTTAAGGCAGTATTGAGTGAGGTGGATTGATATGGGACGGTATATTGATTGGGAAGATGTGATTGACCGTTACCCAGTGTTGAATACGCTTGGCGGGTCTGATGAAATATCCTCTACTTACATTGTTTATGCTGAAGCGATGACTGAAGGGTTGCTTGCTTCTAAGTACACAGTGCCATTCTCCAATAACAATATGACAGTGAAGGATTTGTCTATTGATTATGCGTACTGGATGGCTGCTCGGTTTAAGCTGGAGGATGCTGTTGCTGTTTATAGTGCTTACTTCGGCACTATCAGGATGCTGAAGAAAGACCAAATGGAAATGATCCTAACGGATGGAACCCTAGTCACTGACGCGAGAAAGAACACCGGCATCTATAGCACAACGCAATCCTACCATAGTGCCTTTGGTATTGATGAACCTGATAATTGGCGTGTTGATTCTGACCAGATGTCTGATGCACAGGATTCAAGATTGTGAAAATTGAGGTCATCCCAATTCGCGGTGGCTCGAAGGCAGTCGTAGCCAAGCTACGCAAGATAACGCGCAAGATAAAGAACCCGTCAAAAGCCAACCGGGAAGTTTCAATTTGGTTGATGCGGTGGGTCAATAGGAATTTTAAGACTGAAGGTGGAAAGGTCGGTAGCTGGTTGCCATTTAAGCATGGTGGTCGAGTTGGCGCTGGTGGGATTGATAAGAGCGCAAAGCTACTCCGGGACACAGGCCGTTTACAAAAATCATTTAGCCCGTTCTACAGCAGGACTGAAGCAGGGATTGGTACTGATTTACCGTATGCATTGACGCATGAACTAGGCAAATTGAGTAAGAATGTTCCTGTTCGCCGGATGTTGCCGCTTGCTTCGGATAGGCTCGTGACTGATGGTATCCTGAAAATTTATGATCGGTGGCTTGAGAGAGCAATAAGATGATCAATGTTGCTACGATAATGACACAGGTTAAGGACTGGCTTGAATCTAGTCCTGATTTAAAATCTGTTGTGATTGAAAAAAGTGAATTTGTTAACGAGGATGCTGGCCGGGCAGTTAATGGTTGGATTGGTATTTACCGGAAGGGCGTGGCCTATGATCCTCGCAATCTTGGAGTAGCGCCGAACAACTATGAAGCAGCATTGGATTTTATTGTAATAGTACAAAGATCATCTATTAAGTCCGGGGCAGATGCCGAGAATTCTTTAGAAAAAACAATCAAGGCTGTGCTGGATAGAGTGGTGCAAATACCGAGAAGCCACATAGACCATTTTTCTAATTTGGTTATTGATTATACATATTTGGAAACAGATCGTAAGACGATGTATTTCCAAGGTGCGCTGATAACATTTACAGCACAAGTGTCAAGTGAAATTAACTAGGAGTAATTGAAATGCCATATGGTCAAAATGCAAAAGTAGGTCTTGCATTCCAAACAAGTCACGGCACTGCTGTGACAGACATCGGTTCATTCTACACAATGCCGTTCCTTAGTGAAAATGTTACGCCTGATGTGCCTGAACTGCTTAGTCTTAACATGGAAGGCAGGTTTGATGAGGGTGAAGCATATTCCGGTGCACGAAATGTTGCTGGGACTATCTCTAATGAATCACAACCAGAAACACTCGGCTTTATGCTAAAAGCAGTTTGTGGTAGTGATACAACAGAATCAAACTCAACAGCACTCGGTGAGTTTTGGGATCACATATTCAAGCCAAGAACTGATGACTTTGATACCAATGTTATCGGGCAACCAATAACCATGCACAAGAATCTAGCTGATGGTGGTCAGGTTCCGGTGTATCAGGATTTGGTTGCTACCCGGTTAGAGTTGTCTGTAGCTAATGGTGAGTTCCTTACAGCCGCACTCGCACTTACGGGTGGTGTTGTTGGAACCAAGGTAGCCAGCCAATCTCTTACAGCAGCTATTGGTAAGAAATGGACATGGGATGTTACATCAATTGAACTTGGTGGTAGCGCCAATGTTGAGTTTTCTGATGTTAGTGTGATTGTGGATGAACAGGCTTCACCGCGATGGACATTGAAAACTGACAGAGACCCAGCGCGAGTTAAGCGTGATGCTAAACGGCAGATCAGAATTAATGGTACAGTGAAATTTACTGACCAGACTGAGTATGATCTGTTCCTCGCAGGAACAACGCAAGAGTTTAAGATGACGATGACTGGAGCAGTTGAGATTCGTTCTGGTTATTACGACGCGCTTGGTGTTGATGTGCCTGCGTTTAAGTATCTGGCTTACCCGGTTGAGTTCAGTGATCCGTCAGAATTGATGGTTGCTTTTGCTGGCAAGGCTGATTACCACACTGGCTCTGGAACGTCGATAGAATTCACACTCACAAATACACGCGAAACTATCTAAAGGGGATAGCTCAATGAGCAATTTTACACCACTGGTGAAACAAGAGTTTGAGTTCCAAGGTGATGCAGTCAAGATCACATATTCTCGGCTGAAGCGTGCTGAGATGTTAAAGGTTCTGCCTTTGATGACATCATTGAAAGGTGAAGACACGGAGCAATCAGTAGTTCATGAAATTCTTGAACTGTTGATTGAATCATTACCCAATTACGTTGAATCGTTTTCCGGGCTGACTGACGCTGAAGGTAATGATGTTGAAATTGGAACTGTTTGTGATGAGTTTTACTTCTTGCCGCTTGCTGCCCAGATCGCACTACAAATGATCAAGGATAGTTCGGCCACGGAGGGAAACGCCTAACGCTGCTTAGAAAAAGTTTCCGAGCAGCGAAACAGGGATCATACTACGTTGATGAAGTTGTTTGTGGATTCTCATCCTCATCGTGGATAAGTCTAATGGAGGAGACTTATTCAATCAACGGGATGGGAGGATATGACTTCAAAGGCTGGCCTGACGGCAAACCGTTGATTGAGCAGGAGCAGTGCGTTGTGGACATATTGAAAATTCTTTTATCTGAATGGATGAGGTCTTTGTCTGATGGCTAGAAGGAATGTAGCAGAATTCAAAGTTAAGGTCAAGGATGACGCCAGCCATGCACTCCAGAGTGTTAACAAAGAAGTTGGGCTGCTTGGTGGAAAGTTAAAAGGGCTGGCTGGCGTTGCTTCTGGATTAGCGGCTGTACTTGGCACAAGAGAAATTCTTCAAATGGCCGATTCATACCGGCTATTGCAGAACCGTCTAAAGCTAGTAACAAAAAGCACTGAAGAACTAAATGCAGTCACAAGAGAGATTGTAGCAACTTCTTTTGAAGCAAGAACGTCGTTCCAATCCACTGCTGATCTATATGCCCGTGTTGCTCGTTCAAGTCGTGAGTTAGGATTAAGCCAACGCGAGCTTATAACATTTTCAAAAACAGTAAGTAAATCAATCCGTATATCTGGTAGTACAGCCCAAGAAGCAGCCGCCGGTGTTATCCAGTTTGGTCAGGCTCTTGCTAGTTCCCGGTTGAGTGGTGATGAGCTTCGGTCTGTCCTAGAACAAATGCCCCGGTTAGCTCAAGCCATCGCTGAAGGAATGGGCGTTGGTATTGGTAGACTCCGGGAGATGGGCGAAGCTGGTGAGCTTAGTGCTGAGAGAGTTCTTGAGGCTTTACGGAAAGTTGAATTTGAAATGGCATTGGAGTTCTCTGCTCTTGATCCTCTTGTTTCTGAGGCAATGGGGAATGTTCAGACTGCTTTGATGACCACCATTGGCTTGATTGATAAGACCTCTGGTGCATCAGCGTTTATGGCTGAAAACATAATTGTTGCAGCAAAACAGCTGATTTTATTTGGTGAAGCTGCTACTGGTGCTTTGACAAAGGTCAGACCACTGAATGAATCGCAGAAAGAATGGGCACTTTCAGTCTCTAAAGCCATTAAAGCAGGGAAAGGGTTGGAGGCTGTTTTAAGAGAAAGCACTGATGATACAGTAGCGTTGGCTGGTGCTCTTGGCGTAACAATTCAGGAACTCATAGACCTTGAAGGAACAGCAGCAGCTTTTGACGGCACTATTGATTTGACTTTTGAAGGAATTAAAGGCGCAATCGAAGAACACAAAGACCTTCTTGCAGTTACAAAAACATTAGCAGGGGCATTTGTGATTTTGCAGTTCGCTGCTATCAGTTTTTATGATTCACTGAAATTGAATTCACCACTGCTATTTAAAATTCCCGGGGAATTTGTTGCTGCTTTCGCCGCGCAAGTGCACGCTGGTGCAACGCTTGCTGGCCAAGGCGATGCTGCCACTGACGCGATATACGCAATTGGTGCATCATTTAATGAAAGGCTTTGGTCAGGGTTTGATTCTGGTGGCCCAACGTTAGAAGAACGAAAAGCTAAACTGGAAACTGATTTCAAAGCAATGATGGATGCTTTAGATAAAATCAACTTTCCAGAACTCCGTCCTGATGCCTTGGAAGTTGACCTCGATGCTGATTCAGATGCTCTTGGTGACATTGGGCGAAAAGCGCGTGAAGAATTAGCTAGGAGCACAAAGACATTAGAGAAACTGAAAACCACCATCTTGCAACAATCACAAGCATATGTGATTGTTGCTGAGTCAGGTGGTAAGTACAAAGATGTGCTCCAAGAAGTTAAAATCAAATCCTTGGGCGCAGCTACATCGCAGGCAGAATTAGTCAAGCAAGCAGTTTTGCTAGCTGAAAAAGAAGATATACCTTATGCAGCGGCGTTGGCAGTAGTCGAGGAAAAATCACAAGGCGCAACTGAAGCATTAAAGAAACTTTCAGCTGAGGTGCTCAAAGCAGATAAAGAACTTAGAGTGAACATAAATATTGCGTCAGATAAAGATGCACTTGCTGATTTGCGTGAACGGATACATCTTGAAAGAATTAGTGCAAAAGCTAAATTTGTTTACATCGAGCTACAAAAAATATCTGCAGAGATGAGTGGAGAGGAAGCAACAGCGTATCAAATACTTGCTGAAGAATTATTTGATCTAATGGAAGTAACGAATGAGCGATTGAAATTTATGGAGAACGCAGCGGAACAAGCAGCGCAAAATATGCAAAATGCCTTTGCTGAGTTTTTCTTTGACCCGTTTGAAGATGGGTTGAAGGGGCTGTTGGTTGGGTTCCTTAATGTTATTCGCCGGATGATCGCAGAAGTGCTTGCGTTTCAGGCTCTGGAATCAGCTAATGAGAGTAGTGGTTGGCTCTCAATGGTGTTTAAAGGTATTACTGGTGCCGCAACCAGCAACACTAATACAGACACAGGCAATGGCCTCCCGGGTGCAGCAGCTGGTGGGCCAATAAGGAAAGGTCAAACTGCTTTAGTTGGAGAGCGTGGCCCAGAACTATTTGTTCCATCTGTACCCGGGATGATTAAGGCTGAGTCTGATATAGGCGACACAAGAAGTAAGGCAATTGAGAAAGGCATCCCGGTTATAGTTGGCACAAATGGCCCAGAAATATTTACGCCAAAAAAGGCAGGTCGTGTTAAGCCACACACTGCTATAGGCGATATTGCCACTGTCGTAATTAAAGAAGGCCAACCAGTTTTAATTGGTGATAAGCGAAAAGAAAAGACACAAGAAGGTCAGCCAATTATAATAAAAGAACATAGCCAAGAAACATTCAACAATGAAATACTTCCGGAGCGAGCAGCTGGTGGCCCAGCCCTAGCAGGGCAGCCCATCTTAGTCCCGGAGCGAGCAGCTGGTGGCCCAGCCCTAGCAGGGCAGCCCATCTTAGTCGGGGAACGTGGCCCAGAACTATTTGTGCCAACAGGCTCCGGGAGAATCAAGCCCAATTCTGGTGCTGCTTCTATAGGTAGAGGAAGTGGTGATACGCAATTTGTAACGAACATTGATGCACGCGGCGCTGACCCGGGGCTTATTGCTAGGCTCCCGGCTATCCTAGAAGCTCGGGACAGGAACCTAATGGCGATTATGCAACGTTTCGTTGAAACAGGAGTCATGCCGATATGAGCTTGATCCCGTATCCAAATCAAATAAAACCAGCTCGGCAAACATCGATGTTGGAGCGTAAGGATGAAATGTTTGTTTCACCTATTACTGGTATTCAACAAACAGCATCCCGGGGGAATGCATACTGGCGACACACAATCGAATATCGAGATTTGTCAGATTCAGAACGAGATATAGTACAGGCTTTCTTGATGAAGTGTCGTGGATCACTTAACACGTTCCGACTACCTGACTTTGGTAACTATGAGATTTCCGGGGCTGCTTCAGATTGGGTCGATATATTTTCCGGGAATGGGTCATTCCGCAATCAAGCTGACTTGGATGCATTTATTGTAGGGGTAAATGCTGATGCCATTTTGATTGTTGATGGTTTAAATTATGAGCGTCGTAATCCTGCTGGATCTTTAGTTAATAAATTAAACATCAATTCATTAACGGCAGGGGCATCATACATTAATCGGTTTAAATTTTTTGGTGGCAATGATGCAGCTGTAATGGCGATAGTTGGATCAAGCTATCACAATATTGTTGGGCCATCATACGTTAGAAGTGCTGGGCAAGTATCTGCGCCATTTTTTGCTCATGTGGGATCAGCAAATAAGGCGGGGCTTATTGATACTACTGGGATGACTGTGAAAATAGGGGATCAACGTCACATTGGTGATATGGTATTATCTCGTTGTGCTTTGGTTTCTAATTCTGAGAACTTGTTAACATACAGTAATGAATTCGATCATGCTGATTGGTCTAGTTTTCTTATGAGTGTTGATTCTGGTTACGGGGATAATCCCACTGGTGTAACTAGCGGTGCTTGGAAACTAAATGGTACTGGATCAGGCTATCATTATGTGTATCAGGCTTACACTAAGCCAATGACTGAAGGTATTTATAATTTCTTAGTTAATGCCAGAGCAGTTGAGCACGATGTGTTAAGAATGATTATTGGGGATGAGCTTGGTGCTGGGAATCAAGCAAGTGTTCTTTTTTATCTTAACTCTGGTACACACAACGTTGTTACTAATGGCGGGGTATTTGAGAGAGGTAGTGCTAGAATTTATGATGTTGGAAGTAGCTGGTATAAGTGTAGTCTTTCTACTTTAGTCAGTAGCTCAAATGCAGTGCGTGGTGAATTGTATATCAACAGTGGTGCGGGGTCTACCTATGATATGCCAGATTCGTATGGGCTTGAAATTGCTAATGCGCAGCTTCGTGAGCATCCTTTCCCCGGGCACTATGTCCCAACCACAGATACAATTGTTGTGGGTTCAGGATGGCAAACTGGGGCTAAACTTTATGTAGAAGGGTTGGAGTCTGATGCCATTATGTTTAAAGCAGGTGCTCGATTTGAAATAATCAATCGCTATTACAATGATACAGCCAATGTCTATGAACGTTCAGAATTTAAGCGATTAACTGCTGATCTTCGAACGCACCGAGAAGGATGGGGGGTATTGGAATTTGACCCTCCTATTCGAAATGCGCCCGAAACACAACGATCCGTTAGGTACGGCACTCATCTCGGAGAAACGATGCACAACGCGGTTGTGTTTGATAACCCGGAGACAACATGCCGGTTGGTTGGCAACACTATTCAATATATTGAAAAACCACTCAAGCTAACTGACATTGTGTTTGATGTCATTGAGGATCTGACAGTATGAGTGAACGTGATATTGATGCTGGTCTTAAGACCGCTGCGCAAAGCACAGAATTCAATTATTTTGTTGCTGTTGATCTAGCGTTTTCTTCAGGCACCGTTTACGCCCATAATTCTATCGGTACGATAACTTTTGGTGGTAATGATTATCTCGGCGTTGGTGGCTTGGGTAGTATCGGCGCTATGAATGAATCGAGTGAATTAGTTGACCAACCTATTAGTTTAGTATTATCGGGCATTTCTACAGAGATCATTGAGGCAGTTAAGGTTGACGATGTGTATGGAAGGGACGCCAATATATATATTGGTGTTTTAAATCAAGACGGTGAATTAATTGGCACGCCAACTAACTGGGTTGCTGGTTACATGGACACCACATCAGTAATAATTGGTGATGAGAATAAAGTCTTTATCAAAGTCCAAACAACAGCGGCAAAATTAAGACGCAAAAATAATAGTCGCTGGACGTTAGAAAGTCACCAACACGTTTATCCCGGGGATCGTTTCTTTGAATTTTTGCCTTACGTTATTTTAGCACAACCAACTTGGGGCGGGGATAAAGTACGAACTGGATTCACTAATTTTAATGATGGAATTAATGATGATACATCTGATGAGTGGCCACCGCCACCAGGGAGATATTGATCGTGTTAAATAAATTGATTAATAAATTGTCTGACGAACCGTTTAAATACGGCAAAACGGATTGTTACCAATTTACAGCGAGACTCGTTAAAGAATACCATGGCATAGACCATATTAAATTACATTGTGTCTATAAGAATAAAAAAGAAGCTGATGAGTATATGGCGCAACACGGTGGTATTGAAGCCCTAACCACTGGAACGATTGGCTACCCATTAAAAGATGTAACAGAGTGCGTAACTGGGGATGTGGTTACAGCAACAACTTCGGGTGAGGATGTTGCGCTTGGGTTTGTGGCGAATGGATATGGGTTGTTTAAAACGAAAAAACGAGTGATGAAAATACCATTGAAAAAGTGCCGTGTAGGGTGGAGGATTAATTAATGCCGCCACAGTTTTGGGCATGGTTGGGTCAAGCCACCTGGAAACAATTTGTTGTTAAGGTGATTATCAACATTGCTATTTCAGCATTGATAAATAAATTAACACAACCAAAAGATAAAAAGGATAGTTTAAGGTCATTCACAGTAATCATTCGCGGTACGACAGAACACCAGCGAATTATTTATGGGGAAACTCTTGCTGGTGGTTTGCTTTGGTATATAAATACTGCTGGTGAAAGCAACAAAGCCCTATACCAAGCCGTTGTCGTGGCAGGTCACGAAATTGATGATATTACGGATATGTGGATTGATGATAATATTATCCCGAATGCTGATATTGATTGGGGTATTGATGGTAAGGTAACTGGTGGTGATTACCGGGGTGATTTTGGTGAAAGCCATGTTGTGTATTTTTATAAACATTTAGGTGATGCTGGACAGGTCGCAATGCCGGAGTTGATTACAGCTTTTGCTGAAATCAATAGCAGCCACATAGGCGCAGGGCAAGCAGGGTTTGTATCGCGCTTTGATTATTTTCTTGAACAAGCGCAAGTTTGGTCTGCCGGTGTTCCACACGCGGTTCGTGGTTTAGCTCGCGGCAAGAAAATCTATGATCCTAGATTGGATGATACTCAACCTTTTGGGTTTGGTGATCACCGTTTGGCGAATTCCTTATCTTGGGAATGGTCAGACAATCCGGCATTGTGTTGGGCTGATTACATGATTGACTCAAACCTTGGTTTTGGTGAATCATCATCCAAAATTGATTATAGTTACGTCGCAAGCGCCGCCGCGATATGTGAAGAAACAGTGTATTTGCCCGTTGGCACTTCTGATAGATTTAGTTGTAACGGAACATTAGTCACCGTAGATACCTATGAAGAAAACATAAAAAGAATTTTATCATCAATGGGAGGACAAGCAGTAATACAAAATGGTGTATGGAAGGTTCGCGCTTGGGGGTATGAGACTCCGACATTGCAATTCACGGATGATGATTTACGCGGCGACATTAAAATCAATTTACACCCGGAGGAAAATGCACGATATAATTTTGTGAAAGGCTTGTTTGTTGATAAAGACAGGTTGTGGAAACGGTCTGAATTCCCTGTATTCACTTCAAGTGAATATTTGTCCCGGGACAATGACACTGCGTTGAATCGGGATATAAGTCTCCACATGACAAAAGAGAATTACATGGCGCAACGATTGGCTGCTGCTATTTTAGAGCAATCTGATAAAGAAGTATCAGTTGTGTATCCAAGCAATTTTAAAACGCTCCCCGGGGAAGTTGGTGGCACTATAATGGTGTCTAATACTAAGATGGGCTGGTCTGATAAAGTGTTCAGGATTGAACGGTTTAATTTCAAGGACATGGAAGGCATTGATTTATTATTGCGTGAGGATAATTCTGCGTCATATGTGGATGTGGGGTCAAATGAATACACAGTATCATCAAATGGCGCATATGTTGTTTCTGACCCGGGAGTGCCAGCACCTAGTAGTTTGACTGCTGATGGTCGGTTGGAGATGATAAAATTACAATGTACACCTCCCGCTCCTAGATTATTTGAATACATAAGTTTTTATGCTGCCTACAACAATAGCAGAGACCAAGCAAATGTAATTAATAAGTCAAAATCAGATTCATACCTTTACCCGGTACAAACCCAAACGTTTCAATATTTCTGGGTAAGGGCTGAAAATTATGCAGGTGAGATGAGTAATTTTTTCCCGAACAGTGATCAAACGAATGTTATCAGCACAGTCAATTCAGCATTAGCTTTAGTATTCTCAGATTCTTCAGCAGTTACAACGTTATCTTCGGATTGGACGTCAGCAGTGAATTTAATATCTGCTGCTGTTAACCCGGGCGGTGATTTTAATTTCCGCACGGATATAACCGCTGAAGCGAACCTGTATCATAAAGCAGCGATGGATGATACAGGTTGCCAACTTCGATTACGCACAGCTGTAGGCACACCCGATAATTGGTCTACAATAGGAGTAGTAAGGCAAACGAACATATCATCCAGAAGCCCAGATTGGCCAGTGATGAAAAGAAATTACCAATCTAACATTAACACAAATCATTATTTTGCGCTACAAGCTATTGCTAATTACAATCAGGCTAGTGAATGGATAGCAAATAGTTATAGCAACATAACGCTCAAATTAGTACCACAAGAAAGAACCCCGGGTGCATTTACTCACTTGGATGTTATTTCGGTAACGGACAATATCATTGCTGATAAAATTGTTGGTGCTTTAGTATTAACGTTGACTAATTATTCCAATAATGCTTTCAAACTTGGCAGTGACGCTAGACTTGATTTCAAAATTGATCAAGATGGCAATATGTATTTCCGTAAAAACGTTGGAAGTTGGGTTCAGTTTAGCACATCTGATGATTGGGGGAGGCCGACTGATTCAGCTCCGGGAACGATTTGGGCTAGATACACTAATGCTACTGGCGATCCTATGTTTGGAACTGCTGCTGAGGATACTTGGTATGAATTGTCTGGTGGTGATTTCGCTGTTTGGATAATAGCTACAAATCCTCTTGATGGTGCGTTAGTGGCTAATTTTGATCTTGAGCTGAGAGATGGCCCAAGTGGAGCAGCTGATGAGACTGGTGCTTTCCAAATGACTGCAGAGAGACAAGACTTATGATATTTATTAGCGCAGGGCACTACCCATCCGCCCCGGGAGCAAAGCATGAACGCTTCATAGAACATGATGAGGCTGTTGTGTGGGCGGATAAGATTGTGGAACTTTTGGATGGGTCTATTCGTGTGCCTACCGGAGTGTTGCGAACCAAAGTGGATTTCATCAATGAACGGATAATGAACGGTGACGTAGCCATCGAAATCCACTTCAACGCCGCGCTAGATGGTGAAGGGAACCACGTAGGTCGCGGGTGTGAGTCCTTGTACTACCCGGGGAGCGATAAGGGCGAGGCATTGGCACTAAGCTGTCAGGCAGCGCTGTCTAAAACATATTCCCCGGATCGCGGCGCTAAAGAGGGATGGTACAGAATGGATCGTTCCCGGGGTGCTGATTTTTTCCTTGCTAAGACTCGTTGTGTAGCAGTAATCATCGAGCCGGAGTTTGTGCACAGGTCGGATCTTATAACAGACAACCGGAAACAAGCAATAACAAACCTAGTTGAAATGCTAAAGGAGTTTGAGAATGGTGGTGGATAGCATTACAGATCACTTTACCATTGAGACTCTTTTCGGAGTCATCGCTGGTGTTATAATTCCGACAATATTGTTTTTCTGGAGGTTACATTACGTGTCTAAAAGAACGCATGACATGCACCTAGAGCCGGACAAGTTTGGTTTTGGTACTGCTAAAACAAATGAACTTCTTATCCGGCACATGGATGAAGAAGTCACTATGCACCGGGAATCAATATTGGCCACCCGGGAACTCCGGGACACTATTGCGGAGTTGACGCATTATGTCCGGTGGTTGCATAAATCAACGAATGGAAAATCAGCCCCACCGTATGTGAGGAGTGGGTCGTGAAACTTGAACACATCAATATGGGGACACTTTGGACTATGATTACCGGGACAGTTATAGCAGTTCTTTATATGTTCACCACATTTGCGAGCGCGAGTGATTTGGTGGATTTGAGAAAAGACATTTGGTATGATCAGTACTATGATACCAGAGACAGGATTGGTAATACTACTGATCCTGATTATCTACAAGAGTTGCGAGACAGGCTGGAGAAGCTAAAAGCTCAAATTTGTGAAGAAGATCCAGAATGGCGACCTTGTAAGGAGAATGAATGATGGTTAATTTGCCTAAAGAAAATGATGGATTTAGTGGTACAATTAAGAAAGTGAAAGACAACAAGAGCAGCATTCTTATTGTAATTGTTATTGTCATAGCCCTTGGCCTATTTATATTTAGTGGTAAGGCTGAAGCCAAGCCGCATCAACTAATGTGGGTGTGGCCGGTGACTGACTGTGAAGGCGCAGCTTTGGCTGAGTCTGATCTTGTTGAATCAGAATTGATTTATAGCCAGTCGCCTATGCCTATGCCATCAGATGCTGATGGCGTTTGCGCTCCTGATGCAGATCCTGATGCCCCGCCCGGATCACTATCAGTAGCAATACCTGTAACTGATACTGCTGTTATACTTAACCTACAACCGGGACAAACTTACTTTGCGCGAATTCGCGTAAGTGCATTAATCGCCGGAAATTGGTCAAGTTGGAGCAACCAAGTTCAATTTACTGTCCCGTACGGCAAGCCTAATGTTATCAGATTAAGCGCAGGATTGATTCAGTGGGAATCTGCGATGATAAGTTCAACGAGAATCCTTGGAGGGAAAACGTGAACAAACCAAGTAGCACAATTCAAGCAGCAGGCATTTATGGCGCAATAACAACAATGTTGCTGATTTTGCTTGCTGTATTTGCCCCGGAGTATTATGATAGATTGCCTCCAGGGGCTAGTGAAAGTCTGGTTTTGGCTGCGACTACGATTGGAGGATACTTCAAAAAAGAGAATGTGCTAACATGAAAATCTATGCTTACCTAGCAATTTTCATTTTGGTGATAGGCGCAGCAGGAGCATCTGCGAATTATATCCACAAAGCCGGATACAATAAGCGGGACAGGGAAGTTCAGCAGGATATTCTTGAGGCGCAAGAGACTGCTAGACAAGATGAAGAACGGAAATGGAAGGCCACAGTGCTTGCTGCTAAAGCTGAGATCATCATTGAAGAAAAAATTGTGGAGAAAATTCGTGTTGTTGAAAAGAAAATACCTACAGTGGTTGAAAGAATCGTGGAGGTCACTCCTGAGTGTTCTGATCTTGGTGATGATTTTGCCGGGGTGCTCAACGACCAAATACGTGCCGCAAATTCAGTACCAGATCCCGAAACTACCAACACAGTGGTTGACTGATTGTCCTGAACTTACTGAGTTTGTCTCCGGGGATATAGAACAGATCCTGTTGACCCACGGTCACAACGCGCAAGATGCTGGGCTGTGTCGAGCCAGGCACAATGCTTTGGTTAAACGGTTGAAGGAACTTCAATGACGACGAAATTCAATTTCAGCGTAAACCCGGTCATCATCCTCCGCACATTCCAATAAGAGGCTCCTGACTGTTCGCATTGAGCAATGGTACTTTTTCATTAGCTCTTTGTAGCTGAACTTCATCTCCATAAAGTCCCGGAGTATCTCAGTGCGGTACTCTGGGATGGAGCTTTTTCGTCGGTCGATGAGTCTGTGTTCCTCTTTGATCATTTCAAGAGCATGCTCATCGACAACTTGCTGGTTATTAATTGCTTCATTAAATACTTCAACAACTTGATCAACAATCTCATTCACGTGCGTCTTGGAATATCTCATTCTGGGTCTCCTAAAAATTCATCCAGTGTCTCAAAATCAATTCTATTAGTCCATATGTAATAAGCATTACTCTTCATCTCATCCCAAGTCCATCGCTTCTCTTTTTCCCAAGGCGGCAAGTTTGTCCATTCAAAAAGCAGATATGTTCTAACAGGATTGTTGACCCGGATAAACAACCAGCCCATTCGTTTGGTTAAGAAGTAGCGTTGTGCGCCTCCGTTATTGTGCCACTGTCCTAGTGATATGCCAGTGCTAGGTCGCTTTGGCAGGTGCTTAACCTCCTTTAGTTCCACCCAACTATTCCCTCGGTGGTAATAGGAAACATCAGCCACACCAATGCTAACGGAATCCTCATGCCTAGTAGCATGACTCCATTTCCCTCTCATACCTTTCCGGAGGTAGCTCCAAAGTGATTTCTCAGCCATCTGGTCCAATCTCCATTACTATTTCATCACCAACTTTTAAGTGTGCAACATCACCATTCCACTTCGCTGATAGCAGGGTTTTGTCCCCGTTAGGCTTAACAGCCTCCATAAAGAATCTAAAATCATTCTTAGCGATCCGTTGAACGGTCACTCTCAGTCTAGTTGCTTCCATTAAGAACTCCCAAATAATCATTCTTCTTTAATTTCAAAAAATCACTTGTGTCCTTAACCAAGTACCAAGTGGACACAAAAAATATTCGGCTATAGCCGGGCAACAGCTTGCCCTTAACAACGAGAAACTGACCCTGACTAACAGACTCAATCAAAGGCTTGCCCATCGCTCTGTATTTAAATCGACCGATAGAGCAGAGCAACATTCCGGTATCATCCTCAATCAAGAACGTCATTTTCATTGTGTTCTCTTTTAGAATCTTACCACCACGCTTCAGCACTGAAGATTCCTCATTCAGATCCCGGATAGATTTGCGGATGAGTTTCCCTATGACTATGTGCTCTGATTCTTTTCCAGTCTCCTGAACATCGTTGCAAAAGCAAAGCATAGCATCCTTTACCCTGAAAGCCTTTGGGTTTTTATACACTTCCCGAAATTTATTAGTAACCGGGAACAATTCATCATAAGGTGTTACCGGGTTGTCCATTTTCTTTTGTATGCCTGCTGGTAGCTTTATATTGTTTGTTCTACAATTTATTATCGTCATTGCGTGCTTTTCACCAATTCCCTTTACATTCAACAAGCCTCCTAAAAGCTGGCCATTAGAATCAAGCGTCCATTGTAGGTCGCTATTTTCAACATCAACAGGAACATAATCCAATCCCTCTTTGGACAATTCTCGCAATAGCCTCAGGGCTTGTTCAGGGTCTTTAACGTGGCGTAAACAACCAACAGCAAAGGCTCCCGGGTGGTGAGCCTTCATCCAACAGCACCAGTAAGATACCATGCCATAACTAACGGCATGAGACTTATTAAAAGCCCAAGAGCCGAAAGTAACAAACCCATTCCAAATCTTCTTAGCTGTCTTTTCATCAATATCACTTTCCGCTGCTCCTTTAATGAATTGCGATTCTAGTCTTAAGAATGTCTCCTCGCCTTGCCTATCGGACATGATGTGACGGATGATCCCAGTATCTGCCCAATTGAACCTCCCTATTTCCCGGACAGCCAGCATCACTTGCTCTTGGTAAATGATGACGCCATAAGTATCTCTTGTGATAGGCTCCAAAGCTGGGTGTAGATAGGCAACAGTTTTTTGTCCAGTTCTTCGTTCAATGTACTCCGCAGTGCCTCCGCTGTTAAGTGGGCCAGGTCTTGCGAGAGCAGTGGCAGCGGAAATGTCATTGAAATCTCTAACGTGTGTTTGCCGTACAACTCCTTGTAGAGATGCACCTTCAAATTGGAAGATTCCGGCATACTTTTCTTCATTAAGAACATTAAATGCTCCCTCATCATCAAGTGGTAAATCATAGAACATGTGATAGTCTAATTTAGCAACATCACATGCGTCTTGCAATACCGTAAGAGTACGCAACCCAAGGGCATCAATCTTCAACATGTTTAACGCCTCAGCCCCTTTCTTTTCAATCTGTGCTACACCATTCCGAGACTTGCCGCAGAAATTAGTTATTGGCTCATTACAGATAACAACCCCGGCTGCATGTTGTCCGGTTTGTCTGGCGTGTCCTTCAATTCGGCTTGCCTGTAAAACTTGAGGATATTTCTTTACCAATTCTTTTCCTACATCAAGCAAACTTAACGTATCTTCAAGGCAGAATGAAGCCCTTGCATCGCCGCCTGATCGCTCAATCATAGCATCTTTAACTAATTGTGTTTCCCAATCTGGTATGTTTAAGACTTTGCTAACATCTGTTAATGCTGACTTCGGTTTGTATTGCATTATGGTGCCGATTCGGGCGACTCGGTTAGCGCCATATTTGTCGCCTAAATAATCAAATACCATATCCCGGTAATCATCAGGAAAATCAATGTCGATGTCCGGAAAATCAAAACGATTGATGTCGATGAAGCGTTCAAATATGAGACTGTGCTTAAGTGGATCCACTTCAGTAATTCCCAACAGCCAACAAATAAGACTCCCAGCACTAGAACCACGTGCTGGGCCAACCAACATATGCTGCTTAGCAAATTCGCACATATCGGTGATAACAAGGAAATAATCAGCAAACCCCTTCTCCTCAATTAGTTGAAGTTCATATTCTGCCCTGTCCATATATTCTTCATTTTCTTCTAAGCCGCGTTTGAACAATTGATCCATACACAGGCCTACTATCACGCTCATTGGATCTTTAATTCCAAACTTAACATTTGTTGCTATAGGCAATTCATCAACTTTGTACTCTTCCCAAATTTGAACGGAGTTATCAACAGCCTCATAACCAAATTGATTTATGAGAGACTCTGTGCTTAATATGTGCATTGGCTCGCCACGTAATAAGCCACCCCGTAGTGCCATGAGTCGGTAAGTCTCCTCATCCTGTACAGCTGGATAGTAGTTGTCGGATGATGCTGCCTGCATGGTTCTAGTTGGTATACCAATGTTTCCCGGGTGAACGTGTGTATAGTAGGGGAAATCAGGCCTATATTCCCAAGGCGCACCAACTAGGCACAGATGAGCGCTGTGTTCAGCTAGGTCGCTGTACAGGAGCCTGGGCTGATAATAGAATTGTTGCTCGGATAGCGCGACGAGCTTATACAACACCGGCAACCCCTCAGCGCCTTTCGCATAGGCTATCCATTCATCCCCCCGGGCGCGAGTTTGCTGAAACTCCGGGAATACATTAAACCGGACACCTAACAATGGACTGAAGCCTTGCGCCTTACATTCTTTCCAGAAGAAAAAATGTCCCCAGCTATTGTTATCAGCAATACCACGCGCCCCGGCTGCGACAACCTCCTTGACTGGGCCAAAGACTTCCCGGAAACTGAACTCAGTTCTCGCTGCTATTTCCATCAACATATTCCCCGCTGCCAATACAATGAAGCCCAGCAGCTTCTTTACCCCATTCTGGATTCTGTACATCGTGGTCAACAAACTTACCATTCAAATACGGAATCGGTCGCTGACAACGCCGGCAAACTTTCTTTTCTCGACCTAGCAGATTCATGACTTCACCATAAGCGCATCATAGACTTTCTGCAGATCCAAAGCATCATCAAGCGCCCTGTGCTTTTGTTCGTATGGGCCAATCAGATCCTCGTACAGCGCCTGTAGCTTCATGTATTTGCCGTTGTAGTGTGGCTTGGCAACTTGCACAGTGTCTATATGTATGCAAGGGAAAGGAAACTTGTGCTCATGCCCTTCGCGCCGGAGTTCAAACATCAACATACCTAGATCAAACGGCATGTTGTGCGCCACCATCGAAGTCTCCCCAAGAAAGAACTCAATCAACCCCGGTAAAATATTCCGGAATACTGGTGCCTCTTTAAGCATCTCATCAGTCAGGCCGGTGATCTTGGTGATGATTGGATCTAAAGTCACTCCTGGATTAATCAGGGAGTGGAATTGCTCCCCGGTATCCTTCACCGCGCCTATCTCAATTATATGCGGCTGCATGTGAAGGGTAAGAGCAGGATTTTTAATTAAGCCAGTTGTTTCCGTGTCAAAGAATATCATTTGTATCTCCTCAAAAGTCTACCCAATTCTTCATCAGCCCTTTCTGAATGAACCCGCTCAATCAGCTTCCAAGCATACCGAGTAGCCTCATGGTTATATATTGCGTAGTGGTAGCGTTTATCTACTGCGGGCGAGGTGTGTGACAGGGTGATGACTTCTTGCACTAGGCAAAAACCGCGTTCATCCATATCCTCTCGCCAATCATCAATAGAATCAACATGCCAACCGAGATGTGAAAGGCTCCCCGGCATCTTAAGCCCGAGGAAATTCTTGCCGTAGTTGTAATGGATTAGCTCCAGTTCCTTCCCGGGGATAGCGTCGTAATTGAACGCTAGGTTGGCGACGTTCTCAATGACGTCAAATCCATCGTGAAGGAAGTGGCCTCTTACAATGCCTTTAGCAGTCACCGTATCATATACCCATTCACCATCAAACATTTCCCTCAAAGGAAAATCCACAGCGTCGTGAATAGCAATCTGTTCAATTATCATCATCTTTCTCCTCAAGTATTTGTATAGCCATAATTGCGTAATTGGCTAAGTCTTTGTAATCGCTAATAAGTTTGGTCTTAGCTTCTTTATTTCCACCAATAGCAGTATCAGTCAATCGTTCAAGTCTCAATGTTTTTCTGCGAACATTGAACCAAGCAGCATAATAACGAAACTGGTGGCCGTGAAGTTCATACATACCAATTCCATACTGAGATATTTTATTTTGGAATACTTCACGAAGATCGTTTGCAATACGACAATAATCCTCAAAGACTTTGCTGTGTGTAATCATACTGGGCCACCAATCGGAATGATGTTGCCGTGGATGTATGGAGTGTAATCTTGCGTCATCAGTTCCCGCATAAGTCTAGCAACAACCCAAGGGTCAGTTTCCTTACGAGCAGGCAGAGCTTCAACCTGATACCGAGCAGCCTCAGCTGGAGTCCACTTGCGTATCTCGCAAACCTTTTCCTCAATCATCAAGCTCATCGGTGTGCCTTCCAGTTTGTTTGGCGCTACTCCGAAGATGGTAACTTCTTTGGGGTGTATCTCCCGAGCCATCTGCTTAATGGCCATGTTGGCCGCAGCCTTAGACACATTGTAACTTAGGCTATGACGCATCGCTACATTCGCAGCATTACTCGTAACCAAGCACGCCACCGGGGGAAACAAGTTGCTGAACTTCTGTTGGAATCGAATCTCCTGTAGTAGCCGGATAAACCCAAAACAGTTAACCCCAATCGAAGCATAGAAGTCTTCAGCACTCTGATCATCAAACTTATTAATCAAGTTGACCCCAGCAGTATAGACAACATAATTGATGTCTTCAGTTCGTTCAACAAACTCAATTATTTCTAAATCATACAAAATATCTCCCTCAAACAATATTGGGTTAGGGAATAGCTCAGTACAAATCTTACCCAGGCCAGTCTGGCCTCCTACTATTACTGTAGTCACATCGTTCTCCCATTTTTAGCTGTTGGCACTGCTTCGTGGCGTGTTTCTTCCCACTCTCTTTTTATTGCTTGTTTATCAAGTCCATCCTCATTATAATTCCATGTGTGTTTCTGAATAGGGCACTCAGCGTACCGGGGGAATGCGCACACCCCGGTATTGACGCAGGCTACTTGGATAAAGTCGTCAGCCCAAGGGTGCACCTCAACCACCGCCGCTTTCATCGCACGAAATACATCTTGGTACTCACCCTGTGTCCTAGTGCACAGGCGCACAGCAGCCATCTCGTGCAAAGTTCGGAGAGAAAATTGAGCGATGATTGAGGTACATACGTTAGTGGGCAATATGCCCCTTGCATCTTGG